CTAAAAAAAATTTAGAAGTTTTTAGTGGTGTTGACAAAAATATAAGAAATGTAAAAGGCCATCATTTAACTTTTGATACACCTACAGATTTATTTTATTGGAATTATATAAAAAAAGAAATAGAAAGAATCTATATTTTCTATAAAGCTAAATTTTCTAAAATGACAAGTGATAAAATAAATCAGATAGATCTTTTAAAATACACACCAGGTGGAAAATACGAAATACACACCGATCACTTCACTCATACTCCTAGACATTTAAGTATAATTATTAATTTAAATGATAATTATGAAGGTGGGGATTTAATTTTTACAGATCAAAAAAATAAAGAAATTAAAAGGTTAAAACTTGGAAAAGGATCAGTCGTATTTTTTCCAAGTAATTTTATGTATCCTCACAGTATTCAACCTATTACAAAAGGAACAAGGTATAGTATAGTTGCATGGCTTCAGTAAATTTTAAATTAATAAAAAACTTTTTTAATAAAGATGAATTAAAAGTTTATGAAAAATACTGTTATAATAAAGTAGATCAGAATAAAGATTTTGTATTAGATGACCAATCATTTTCACCTGCGTGGTACAACGATCCATTGATGAATTCCTTGTTGGATACAAAATTAGAGACTGTTGAAAAAGAATCTAATTTAAAATTATTTCCTACATATGCTTATTGGAGATATTATGTTTTTGGGGGAACTTTAAAAAAACATATAGACAGACCAGCGTGTGAAGTGTCTATTACTGCTTGTATCAAAAAATACGATAACTGGCCAATTATTGTTGAAAATAAATCTTTTGAATTAGAGGAAGGAGATGCTGTATTATATGCTGGTTGTGATCAAAAACATTGGCGTCCGGGTATTTACAAAGGTGAAGGAATGGCTCAAGTTTTTTTACATTATGTAAATCAAGATGGACCTAACAAAGATCATGCTTATGATGAAATACGTAAACTAAAAATATATGAATGAAAAAACAGTTAATATAACTAATTTTATAGGTGTATATGATAACTACATCACTAAAGAAGAATGTAATAAAGCTATTAAAATATATGAAGATCAAAATAAATTTAATAATACAGTAAACAGAATTGCTTTTGAAAAAGCATCTATATTACAAAAACAAGATCAACAATTTTTTGCAGCCCCTGATAATATAGATATTTGGTGGGAATCATTAAAACCTATGATGGTAAATTTTGATTTGGCGTGGAATCATTACTGTGAAAATGTAGGAGCTAAAGAGGCTTATGGAACTCCTTTTCATTTTACAGGTTTAAAGATTCAAAAAACTTTACCTACTGAAGGATATCATATTTGGCATATAGAACATGGTAAAGGATTTGATAATGAACCAAGAGCTTTTGTTTTTTCTATATATTTAAATGATGTAGAAGATGGTGGAGAAACAGAATTTCTACATTTTTCAAAAAGAGTAAAACCTAAAACAGGTAGAATAGTAATTTGGCCTGCTGCATTTCCATACGTTCATAGAGGTAATCCACCTTTATCAGGTGAAAAATATATTTTAACTTCTTGGATGTTATTAAGAGGAATATGATGTAGGTCTTGCACCTAGTCTAGCTATTTTATCTGCCTCTGTTTCAGAAATTACATTACCTTCATCGTCTATAAGATTATCATTATCCCAGTTAGATTGTAATTGAGCTAAATGAGCTGCATCCCATTTAGAAGTAAAATCTGAAAAATCACCTAAATTAGCATCTTCCCACGTAGAGTGAGGAGTGCTATCTCTGTATTCTACAGTATCACTTGAATTGCTTGTTCCATATTGAATAGCCCAAATGTTGTTCCATTTAGCTAGTCCCCAAAAATCATTGTCAGAAATTTTATAAGTAAGTCCTTCATCTGCTCCTTCAGCAAAATGTTTAACTATTACTTTATCTTCAAATATTACTGTCCATTGTGCATTCGTTGCCATATTTTCTCCTAAGTCTTAATAATATATATCACTGTTAAATAAGGTTGTAAAACTGATGTTGAATCACCTGTAAAAGTTGCACTCATGTTATGTTGGTGACCTGAACCAGATCCTGTATTTCCTGTATTAGCTGGTATAGATGATCCGCCTTTAGGAGAACCATTACTACCAGGTTGGTTAGCATTTGCTTTTTGATAAGGGTGTGAGTGTGGTGCAAGTTGTGATGCTGATAAAGTAGCATTAGCTGTAGTACCACCAACGTTTCCTGTTGAAGCTACGGTGTTTGCTCCACCAGTTGATGCCAAAGCTTTGTTATTAGATTTTCCAACAGCTACATTATCTTGAAGATCAGGAACAAGAAAAGTAGAAGAACCATCACCTGCACCATAAGTTGTACCTATGATTGCAAATAATGCAGCGTAAGTTGATCTCGAAACTGTTTGACCATTACACTCTAAGAAACCTGTTGGCACTGAAGCAGAAGACCACGGTACAATAGTCGCTGTAGGAATTCCCTCGATACCTGTAAGGTTTGCTCCATCAAAATCGTATTTAGTTGCTTCGTAATTTGACATATTATTTCTCCGTGTAAGTCCATCCTGTTGTAGCGTCTCCAGAATATACTAATCCAAAAGCTGCACCTTGTGTATTAACTACAAGATCAGATGCTGCATTAGCTATATTAGAAGAGTTTCTACCAACAGTCAATGCGTTAGTATTAAAATCGTAACCTTGATCTACAAAATTTACTTGATCCCCTGCAGAAGGTGACGCTGGTAGAGTTACTGTAACTGCTCCACCATTTGTATTTACTAAAACTTGAGCTCCAGCTTGAACTGTTTCTGCTGAGGATATTGCTCTCCATTTTTTATGCTCCTGTGCTTTTACAATATTAGTTCCATCTGAATATAAAGTATAAGTATGTCCTTCACATAAAAGAACACCTGTTCCAGAGGCAGTTTTGAAAGTTAAAGTGTTATTAGCGTGATTACATCCATCTTCAACGATGTATGTTTTCTCAATTGAATTTGGAACACTAACTGTTAAATTGGATGCTAAAGTTCCTGTTAATTTTATTACTTCATTTTTACCATTTGATACAGCACCATTAGTAAAAGTTAAAGATCTAGCAGCGTTAGTTATATTAAAAGTAGTAAAACCACCAATTGCTTGTTCTAAAATTAAAAGGTTAGTATTTGTAATTTGTCCCCAAGTTCCCGAGTTTTCGCCGGTTGCTTGTACTGTAAGTTTTAAACTTGCTGATGTTGAATTCGCCATATTAAATTCCTTATATCGTTTATTTTATTAAAATAAAGAGAAAGTGTCAAACTCTTTATGCAACGACTTCCCTCCATCCAGGAGGATCTATTGGAGCAGAACCTGTATTTACTTCGTTCCAGATAAGAGCATTACCATTTCCTACTGTTGTAGTCAACCCAAAACCATTGAAAGTTGCATTAACATCTGTAAATGCAGATACTGAAGCAACCCTTGCTAACATTGGATTTTGCGTTACTGGAACTATTGTTCTTAAATCTATTGTACTTGTGCCTAAATTTGCAGACATTCCAAAACCTGTTGGAGTTGCAACTACATCACCTATATGTCCTATTTGACCTAAAGATAAAAGACCTGCATTACCTTGAATCATTGCATCAGGTGCTGGGTCTACAGTTCCTAAAGTTAATTGTGCTACATTTAAAGTATTTAAAGTTAAAGAGGCATCTCCTGTTACAGATTGTGGAGCAGCAATAGCTGCTGTCATTGCAATTCCAGTTGGACTTGCTGGAACTGAACTTCCTGCTTCACCCCAGTCGTTATCTCCCCAACCAAGTCTACCCCAACCTTGTTCATTAAATGCTTCAACAGAGCCAAGACCCATAGACATTGCAATACCTGTAGCCATGCATCAGGACCAGCATCAGCTGTTCCTTGCGCTGCAGTAAGTGGTAAACCTGTTAAAGTAACTTCAGCTAAACCTTCTGCTGTAGCAGTTCCTAATGCTCCTGTCATTGAAATGCCTGTTGGAATTACAGTTACATCTCCCTGCATTCCTATTGTACCTAAATTTCCTGATAAAGAATTTCCTGTAGGAATAAGAGTGCCTGCGATACCCCAAGCTTGCTCTCCCCATTCAAACCTTCCCCAACCTAAATTAATTTCTGCATTAACAGTTGTGCTTCCAAGATTTGCAGAAAGAGCTTGACCTGTAGTTTGAATAGTAGGATCAGTTTGGTCTCCCCATTGATTAATGCCCCAGGTACCAACGCTCCATGTTTTACCTGTAGCAACATCCATTAGGCCACCCATTCCTATTCCATGTATGTAACATAGATAATAAAAATCAGGAGCTGTTACGTCTATTTCAACGTATCGAGTAGTTGCTGCATTAAACGTAGTTGTGTTTATGTAATTTGAAGAACTTGTCGGAGCATCTAAATAATAAGTTACTCCTGAAGAAATAATTCCGGATGTGCTTGTGTTGGTAGAAAAAATTAAAGGGTGGTTATCGTTAGAATTACCACTTTGATCAAAACGCAAAGTTGATCCTCCGGCCCAAATAATATTACCTGGTCCAGATGAACTACGAGTACCATCAATATAGTATACGTTACCTGTACCTCCACCATACAAGTTACCACTTGCGACAGTGACTGTATAAGTTTTATCCGCCATAGGAGCTTCCTCCTATTAGCCCGATATTCTTAGTATCGCTGCTGTTGATGTTGGTGCTGGAAACTGAACTGTAAACGTACCTGAAGTAGCTGTTTTATCTCCTCCAAAATCTAAAACACAAACTGCAGAATTAGTAGTTGCAGATGATGTGTTGTAAATTAAAGCTCCTCTTGCTGTCAGAGTAACGTTTTGAAATGACAGGTCAGCAAAGTCTGCTCTTGCAACACCAGCTGTTAAAGAAGTTGGGTTGTTAACAAGTGCACCACCACCAGCTGAATAGTTAGATGATGTAACTTCATGAGTCGGTGAACTCGTTAATAGAGAAGTTGTTGCTGAGTTAAGAGTAGCTGAAGAAGTATAAAGGGCTAACTTATATTTATCACCACCAGTTTGCTTAAAATTAGAATCGCCTTCTAGTAGTAACTTTTTAAAGTTGTTTGCAATTGCTTGTGTTATAGCCATAATTTATTCTCCTATTTACCTATACGAGGAACACCAGATTGATATTCGTCTCGTCTTCTTCTTCCCATTTGTTCAATAGAGAAGCCTTCTACCACTTGTTTATACTTTCCTTCGTATAATTGCAAGAGATCATTTGGCCCTTTTAGAAAACCATAAGCCTCAACAAGGCATGCATACAGAAGTCCATTGGGAAAGTTTGTACTTATATATGTTGTTGTATTTGTACTCGAT